GTACGCGTCGCCACCCCATCTGGGGGCGATTGCCGAATGTTCACACCGAAGTGCTAGTCATTAAGCTGTGAGGGGGGTTGGGATTTGGGCAAACCCACTAACGATACGGTTCACATATACAACTGGAGTGGATATAAAATGCACGCAGTTGAAATCTGTACCCGTAGAGAAGTAGGCTTCAACTGCGGCGCTAGTCAGTGGTAGTGCTCGACTAACGGCATCAGAGGTGTTGTACTTGTACAGTAGGTTGAGCCGAAGGTAGTTGTTAAACAATCGGGAGCGGCCCTTAAAAGTCGGATACCCGAGTGCATAAACATCAGGACGCTTGAGATACGTGGTAGAGGTCGGGAGAAATCGGTCGAGTGAAGGATATGGGATAGAACATGAAGTAGTCTTACTGGTTGATAAGTTGGTTACATCAAGGCCTGCGGCACCCTTACGTTGAAATGCAGTGTTGGCATAAAATTGGAGCGGCCATGTATCTGAACTGGTCAGCTCCAGCAATGATCCAACATTTGAAAAAGCTGTGTCACCAGGAATCTCAGATACAGTGGTTGCTAATAGCCGTTCTGGGCCAAGAAAAGAAAAGGTGGGGCCAGATCGCTGCGAATTGTATGCCATGAAACGCCAGTTCACAGATCCTCGCCAACCTGCAAACATAGCAACAATCCAGTGAAATGGTAAATTGGGCTGATAAAAATAAAGAGTATTTGAACCAGCACCAGTACCATTGATCTTATCCTTCACTGAAGCAGCGTTGATAGATCTATATCCAACGGTGATAGGATGTGTCCAGCCATGTCCGGGCGGAACAGCATGCGTTAAGTACTCCACGGAAATAGCTGATGCATCAGTGATTGCATTGCTTGAATCAGGAATATAAACGTCAGCGAGATTAGCTTTAAGCAGCAACGGGCGCAACGATTCAACCTTCTCAGATAAATATATGGGCTGCCTCATCGGTGGCGCATCTGGAATAAGGTCAACCATAACTTCTTGAGTTTCCGAGTGTAAATCGTATGGGGAGCTCAACGAAACGCCAACAGTTGGATCAGAAATTGATGTCCCAGTGAACTCTGCTTCTTCAAGCCAAGTCACCACTGCTATGGAAACAACATCATCATCGGTCCCATTGCAAAAAGTATTACCTACTTGTAGTGATAGGGCCCCATTGAAAAAAGCTGAATCATATGTAGCTGGGATAGCTGGTAGAGAACTAAGCTCATAAGCCGAATATGTGTGCTGTCTATTAGGGAGAAAGGCATTCGCTACCGCAACCCCATCCGACCAGGATGGAACGCAGCGGAGATAATCAGATGAGGAGGACATAGGGATCTTGACCACAATAGATGAGGACTTTGAGAAGTCCCACTCAATAGGGGCCACTAAAGTATCGAGGGCAGCTGGAAAAGTTGTGACTTGGCCGTTGTTCGAATAATTAATACGAACTGAACCTTTCGTAAATTGGGTCGAAGACAAAATGAATTTGAAACAAACGGTGCCGCGCCAACCCTGAAACATGTTAGCCACATAACGCGCTGGAGTGTCAACGAGCCCGGTATATGTAAGGCCAGCAGTTCCAGTAAGGGCTACGTATCTTGTATAACCAGGGGCTACAAAAGCGTCGAATATGATATTTCCAGTAGCAATGGGCAGGGTAGTTTCAATGGTGGTGATGTAAGATGGCCTGGAACAGAGTGATTTGATGTTGAGCAAGTCATCAGAGTCTTCGTCATCAGCAACAGTGGCCATACTGGAACGCGGAGCGATCCCGAAAAAAGGGATGGGGCATGAAATATCCGCTGACCACAAAGCCGGCATCAATGTTGGGTAGATATACGTGGGCGGAGCTGTGGAAATGTCATTGCAGAATCCAAATTCTTCAGCTAAATGCGCAACATCTCGCATGGCCGAGGCTACATTACTACCAACTTGACCCATCGCAGCAGCGGCTGCAGAAGTTGCGG